TTTCTTGTGGGGCTGTGGGTTGAATTGGTGCTGCCTGAACCGTCGTCACGGCTGGGTCTTCTTGATCCACGACGGGTGGGCCCGTCTCAGGCAGCGAAGGTGATTCTTCGGCTGGAATTTCTTCCAGCACTGGCATTTCAGGCGCTACCTCCGGCCCAGCCTCTTCAACCGCTTCGACAGGCTGAACTGCTGGCTCAGATGGTGGCGGCGGCATGCTATCAGCGACTTTTTTGTTCTGAGCGATGATGGCTGCTGCTGTGTCTGCGGCGTCTTGTGCATCTGGATTATCTACTGTGGCGGCAACGAGATTTTCAGCGGCGACAATGCCGGGATCGGTGGGCTTCCCCATTAGGCCGCTGAGTCGTTGCTCAACATCTGATGGCGTGCCCTCCGGTTGTGGTCCTTGGATGTTAATTGCCTGACTCACGGCTGGCAACCAACTCACAACTCCATCTGGAGTAACAACTGGAATGCCGCCCTCACTGGCGTTCTTTTGGCTTTCTTCGGGTGTTACTGGAGGGGTAGAATCAACTGGAGTAGCGTTGATTTCTGACTGCCATTGCTGCTGCTCTGGCGTTTGCTTATCAGGCGGAGTGCGTCCCAGCTTGTTGATGGCACCAAACATGGCACCTCCAACACCCTCCCACAAAGCAGCCTCGCCAACGCCTTCAAAAAGGCCGGGTGTTTCTACTCCTTGTGGAGCGGTAAGCTGGGTCGAGAGGTTGCTAAGAGCTTGCGTAGAGCCGCCTTCAAGAGTTTCTTGGGCAAAGCCCATGCGAATACCCGGAGCAACCTTGCCAGCGGCATCATCCACGCCACCAAGCAAGCGACGAGCAGCGGATGTTTCGAGGGCTGTGCCAAAACCAAATCGTTCGGGTAGGACTTCGGATAGACCGCCACCAATGAGGTTTAGATAGGCTTCTGGACCTTCCATGCCTAGACGTTCGTTTTCCTGCGCCTTTTGAGCGGCACCTTGAGCGAACCCAGTTCCATATTGGGCACTACTGGCCCCGCGTTGAATAGCCTGAGTGGTCAGAGCCTGACGAGCGGCCTGAGTTCCAGCGGCAGCGATTCTTTCAGCCGCCAATCCTTTGCCGAGAGCGCCACCGATGCCGCCAGTGGTGATGATACCCCCGACATTGCCAAGGACGTTCGCGCCCTTCATGAGGTAATCCCCCTCATAGATCGGATTGACTGGAGACAGGCTTTCGAGGCCTTCCTGCAAGGACTCGCCCGCACCCTGAATGGTTTCGCTGCCAAGCAAAGCGCCAGCGCCAGTCACCGCGCCCGGAACAACTCCGGCAAATCCGCGTCCGGCAGCTCCGAGCATGGAGGTGACGTAGCCTTGGCCTGTATCGTCAGGGGTTCTCCAGAAATTATCCGCAATTACCCTCTGTGTTTCGGGGGAAAAGGACTGAAATTCGGGATCGCTGGCAATCTGTTGCTCGAAAAATCCCTGCTTTACCAGAGCTTTCGCGCCTTCTGAAAGCGACTGATATTCAGGGTCGCGAGTAAGTTCATGCCAAGTTGCCATCTCTTACTGTGACATGAGAGTTTTCTTCTTCAAGAAATTTGCGGCAGATTCGACCTCTTCCTTTGGAATGACGGGGCTTTCTTCGATGCTTGATGGAATCAAATTTCTGGCCTTTAGGAATTTGTCTGCCCAATCTCTGATAAGCTGTTCGTAGGTGACATCTTGGGTTCCGGCGAGTCCAAAGAAGGATTTTCGCTTTTCTCCCGGTTCTACAAAGGCCTTGGAGAAAGGATTGATTCCAAGGGAGCGCAAAACTTTGTGCTCAATAGGAGCGATGGCCGCCGCTCCGGTTTCGATGTCTGGAGGAAGCGTTGGATCGGGCGCATTTTGATTGCCAAGAACCTGCCTCGCAAACTGCTCCAAAGGATTGATCCCAAAGCCAGCATCCTTGTCAGGAAGTGCTTTCTTGAGTTGGGCTTCGAGTTTTTCCTTCGCAGATTGCCATACTTTGTTGATTTCCTCTGCCTCTCCCAGTTTTGCCCGCTCTTTCTCGATGGCTTGGGGCAGTTGGTCGGCAGGAACGCTCGCCAAACGAGCGCGGGCGGCAGCGTCTAGTTCAGGTTTAGGGAGTGGTGCTCGCGCAGGAGGAGGCGTAATAACATCAGCAGCAGGCGGAACGGCAGCGCCACCAGCACCGGCCTTAGCCTGCGGGAACAGCGCACGGTCCAACTCGTTCTGATACTCGGTGGAATACTGGGAATATTTGTCGAGGAGGGTCTTTCGGACGGGGTTTGGAACGTATTTACCCTCAGATTCCTCAATCTCCTCTGGCGTATTCTTGAGCGTTTCGGCCAGAGTGTCCAAACCGGACTTAATCATCTTGAGGCGTGCATTTTCTCCACCACCGCCGCCTCCTCTGCCCAACTGATACTTCGCGGCACTCACAGCCAACGGTCCTTGGCGGGCAATGCGTTGAGCCTCCGCTAGGTCTGTCATCCCAGCCTCCGCGAGGTCTGCGGCCATACCCATTTCATCCTGACTACGCTTCGCCGCTGCACTCTGGCGGCTATTGAACACGCGATCATTGTCATCTACGATGCTCTGAACGCGAGAGTCGAGCATAGCGGACGGGAACTGGCGCTGGATTTGACGGCGCTGCTCCACGTAATCATCTGCCTCTGGTGTCAGGCCAGCCAAGGCGGACACGGCCTGCTCTGCCTGCTTTGCCGCCTCTTGCTGTTGGCGTAGGCGATTCGCATTCTCAAAGATGGCGTTATACTCGTTCTGGATAGCCTGAGTGCGGGCCAGCGGACGCTGTTGGCGCAGTGCCGTGATCTGGTCCTGAAAGTTGAGCTGATTTTGCACCGCAGGGTCGGCTAAGGCGCGAGTCTGCTGAAAGAGCGGCTGTGCGGGCGCTTCTTGGATGCCGAAATAGTCAGCAGGTGTGCGGAGAAAGGTGACGGGCATAAATCAGGCTTTTTTGCGGTTCATGGCCTCATAGATGAGAGCCTTCTGCTTCTCGGGACTCATCTTATCGGAGTCCTCAAAAGCAATACCACGGAACTTTTCACGGCCAAGCTCGTCCTTTTTGCCGGTTGGAAGGGCGGCAGCGAATTTATTGCTCTTGCCTTGGCTCGCGGCTGTTTCAGCGAAGTATTGGGCGGCTGGCTTACCCTCAATCGTGGTTGGTTTCTTCGGACCTTCTTTTCTAGTGCCTGATCCGAATCGGCCCATCACAATCTTCTCGCCGGAAGGGTAATTGACGATCTTGCCGCCAGTGGGGCGTTGCTGGACGGTTTGCACTTTAGCAGCAGCCGGAAGTGGCAATCCTGCACGGGAAGCCGTTGAGCGCGCTATATCGTCAACAGCGCCCGGTTTAGCTGGAACGTAGGGAATCACACCCTGCTCCTCTTGCTCGCGTTTGCGTCCAGCTACGGCAGCAGAAGCCTCTGCGTAAGCTCGCTTGCGGCCACTCATGTCGAGCAATCGGTCGAGGATGTTCGATGGCTTGGACGCATCCATATCTCCAGCGGAGTCCGTTTGTTTTGGGAGAAGAACCCCAAGGCCTCGTCCGAACATTGGATTGCTCGCGGTCTTAGCAGAGGCGGATGACGTGGATGGCTTCATGCCAAGAACTCTGGAACGAATTTCCGATGGGGTTAATGGTGCATCTCTCATAATTAGCGATTGGTCTGGTTGGAGTTTCGGAACAAGTTCATAACACCAAGTCCGCGTCCGAACATTGGATTACGAGGCTTTTGGAAGCTGGAAACAGCCGGGTTTCGAGTGCCCATGAACGAGTTATTCACAATATTCGTTCCCGCACTTGAGGTATTACCGAGGTATCCACCCTGCGGAGGGGGCGCGCCGGTCGTAGGAGGCGGAGGCGTTCCTGCCTCTTTGGACTGAGCGGCGAGAGTGTCTAGCTCATCCTCCTGCGGACCCATGAGATTACTGCGAATCATTCCAAGTTCAAGGCGCTGCATCGGGTCGCGAGTGCGGCGGAAAGCCTGTTCAGCGAGGCGAGTCGGGTCCATTGAGGAGCGCCCCACCTTTGTAGCCGGACGCTGGGAAATAGCCAAAGAACCGGGGTCTGCTATTTGACGGTCTTTGAAGGCTGAACTGCCCGGACCTTCAATCGAGTTCTTTTGCAGCATGTCCACCTGCGATGGTCGAGATGCACCAGCCTGCGCCCTTTGGAGGCTGCTGCCGCTAAAACTGTTCATGGGTGACGGTGTAGCCATAGATCAATGAGTCTGGAGAGTTGAGCCTGCGGATTGAGGGAAATGAAAGGGCATCGTCGGGCGAATTGCGCCTCGATTTTGTTTTAGCCCTTGGTTGAGAATTTCGTAGCACTTGGCCCAGCGTTGGTCGGCCTGAGCCTCCTCGTAAGCGCCTTGGTCCTCTAGGCGAACGGCAATCAGGGCGTGCTTCAATGCTCCGATGTTGTCAGGCCAGATGAGGTCGGTTTCAGCCACAGCGGGCACGAAACGACGCTTGCAGATACAGCGCAGCCACGGCTTGCCGTCCTCGCGGGCAACCATCGTGCCGGTCTTGTAGCGGCGATAAATCGGGTTCGTCTCGCTAGGCTCGTAAACCGAAAGGACAGTCGGAGTGCCACTTGTCACCGAGGAAATGGTCACGGTGCCCTTGGTGCGAGGCTTGACGATCTGTGTGATGAAGATGTCGTCCGTTCCGGTGACGGTCGGATTAGCCAGAGTCAGGTTCTTTCCAGCCAGTCCATCGCTGTCGAAAAGCTCGTCTCCGCCTGCGTCATAGCCGTAAATGCGGCAAATCAGGCCAGCATCGTCTGGATTCGAGATGGTCAGACGGATAAGTCCAGCTTCCTCTTGGACCTCCTGAGTGCATACGTCCGATTGGTCGATGATGGTCTTGAGGTCGATGTCGGTGTCATCAAAATACCCCGGCCCCGAGGTCATGAACTCGATCATCCGGGGGTAAACGCCAGTCGGGTAGTTGACTCGGGTAACGCCGATAATGGACTCCCAACGGCGAGGGAGGGTAATGTAGCCGGTCGGAGCTTGAAAATCGACTCTTCCGTAAGAGTTCTTCCAATTCCCCGAGTTGATAATGCGCTCACACGCTTGGTTCAAATACGGCAAAAACTGCCCCGTCGTAGGGTCGGACGGGTCAACTTGCGCATAAAGTGCGGCTCTCGCGTCCGCTACGGTGAGTCCAGTGCTCATTTGGACTCGATTCTAATGCCTAGAATCAGGCTGGCAAGAACGATTTGAACCGAATAGAGCAGGCAAATGGAACCATTTCCATGCAGCAGAACACGTCTTCGTATTCGCCATCCTCTGCTGGGTGCCAGAGGCCATCAATCAGGTTGAATTTGGGCGTCTGGAGGAACTTCGTTAAGTATGGGAAATGAACTTCTTCTGGAAGCACTTCTTTTTGTATTGTTCCGATCTGCGCCCCCTCTTTACGCCTCCAAAACCCACGAAAATCCCCTCGTTTTCTATCTTCAATATAATCAGACATTGCACTGTTCGTGTCTTTTAGGCTCGAAAAGATTGTCATCTGAAAAAACTTTTCGTTCAGCCCGCGTCCAGCCAAGCTCATTGATTGAAAGATGAAATCTAATATCTCTGGATTTAGGGCGTGTCCCATATCCATAACTGGAGTGAGTGTTTTTGAGCCTTCTTGTATAATCTGAAGCGATGGGTTGGCCACATACTGTCTCAACATATAATACTCAAGGCCATTGATGGTGACTAGCGGCGGCCTAACATCCCAATTCAAGCGTGAATCATTAATACTGATTCGTCTAACCCAGTTTGGTCCCATGCTGACGCCTTCAGGGTTTGGTCTAGTTCGACGAATCTTTTGGAGAGCCTTATCTAAAGAGCAGATAGCGTCTGCCATACTGTCCCTAAGCTCTGGAAAGTAGGGCCACGGATTCCATGTATGCTCACCATCCGTTAGGGAGTGATACTTGTCCAAGTCGTCGGAGGCGCTTTGAATTACCTCCATGAGTTTTTGGGCCTGATTTTCTTGTTCAGTCATAGAAATGAGAGGGCAATCGGGAATTTTAGGGTTTGCGAACGTGGCGCAGCGCCGAACAGACTCGCCAAGGCTCGCTAGTCGGCGAGCTGGGTGTTCGGCAGAATCATATCTCAACCTTACGCCAATCCCACCTCAAGATCAAGTCTTGCCTTACGTTAATTCGCACATACCATCCCCGAATGACCAAAGCGCCTCCAAAATCCAACGTTGTCCAGTTCTCCAAAGGGCCGCTGAACGTATGGGGCTTTCGAGAAAATCTAGGGGCTAAAAACCAGCTTCAGGTCGAGCTTTTGCTGATGCAGCTTCGATTCGGCTCGCAGCGCCACCGAGACGGCTCAAAGAACGAGAAGGGGCTACCTGCATGGCGGCACTTCATGAATGCTGTGGAGTTGATCTGGAACTACAAGGATTCGCCAACGCCGTTCATCTGGCATCCGTGGGCCATTCAATACGCCAAGGACGCATTCAAACACAAACGCTACGCCGTCACGTCTGGCGGTTCTGGCGGCAAGACCGAATTTTTCGCGGTCTATGCCCTCGTTTGGTGGTTGGCTAATCCGTTCGCCAACGTGATTTTGGTGAACACCACGACCATCAAGGACGCAGACGGGCGCATTTGGGGTAGCATCACGAAGTTCTTCTCAGGAATGATAGCGCCACCTCCCGGAAAGTTGATTTCGTCCGGCCACTGTATCAAGTCGGTGGATACCAAGTCGGGCCAAACTCTCGACAAGTTCGGGATTCGCCTGTTCGCCTGCGAGAAGTCCAAGGAGGCAGAGTCTAGCCGCGCTATTCGAGGTCAAAAGCACGGCCCCGGTGGTAAGATCATCGTGATTATGGATGAGGCTGCGGAGCTTGGAGTTGCCATCCGCAATGCCTTCGAGGAAAACTTGACGCAGAACCCGAACTATCAGCTCATCGCCTTGGCAAACGCCAATACGCCGTTCGACAACTTTGGGGAAATCTGCAAACCGAAGGACGGGGGCTGGGAGAAATACGATCCGGCGTGGGATTCGTGGGAAGGCGAAGGCGCGTTCGTTCGCCGTGTGAACATCGAAACCTCGCCGAACATTATTTACGGTCGGACGATCTACTCGTTCCTCATGACGAGGGAGGCGCTGAAAGACAAACGAGAGCGTCTAGGCATGAACTCACGCGCATACTGGCGAGGCGTGCTAGGAGCCTTCCTTCTGGATGGTGATGACGAGACGATCTACTCGCCCGGAGAACTCCTCCGCGTGCCTGCCGATTGCGTCTGGCAAGGCGTGCCTACAAAGGTGGCTGGCTTTGACATCTCGCATACGACTGGCGGGGATAAGTCTGTGCTCACCATCGGGTCTATTGGCCTGTGCGTTGACGGCAAGAAGCGCCTGCGTTTTGAGAAGCATATCGAGCTTGATGAGGACGTGACGCGGAAGGATGTGGACCGCACGACGCAGATGGTCGAGAAGCTGAAGGAGATTTGTCTGCGGGAGGGAATTACTATAAGCAATCTTGCCGTTGATAGCAGCGCCGGGGGAGGCAAGACTTTTTCCGATGCCATTTGGTCGAAGTGGTCGAATGGGTTCCTTCGCGTGGACTTTGGAGGTAAGGCTTCTGATAGGCCAGTGTCCGCTGCTGACCGCGAGAAATCCAGCGTTCGATTCGCGTCCAAGGTTAGCGAAATTTGGAGTGTGGGCAAAGAACTCATTCGCTGCGATCAACTGCGCAACATCACGAAGGAAATGGCAGAGGATTTAGTCTCTCGCAAATACAAGGACACCAAGGCGCAGGATGGCGGATCACGCATCAAGGTGGAGTCCAAGGTGGATATGAAGAAGCGCATTGGACGCTCGCCTGACGTTGGAGACTCGGCATTTATCCTCGTTGACCTTTGCCGCGAACGCCACGGTCTAAGCAGCATCGACAAGCCGGGGAACTACGGCAGCAAGCAGACGAATCCGTTGAAGAAACGGTTCATGGGGCTGGCGGAGTTGTTTGCGGCTTAATTAGGAAGCAAGCTGACCGTGAGATACGTGTCGGTGGACTCATGGATGGCATACACATCAAATCCACGTCTGAACGCTTCCAACCACCATCCAACATCCTTCACAATCCGATGAGGATCGCTACCATCTGGCAGCGTCTTCGACGTGCATGGGACTAGGCAAACTCGAACCATGAGGCATTTACCAGTCAAAGAGCGCAAGTGGTCCATGACTCGGGCAAAGTATTCTGGCTCAACGTGCTCCAAAACATCTGTGCAAACCACCAAGTCTGCTGGTTGTGGCATGGCCGAAATCTCGGGGATGGATGGATCATAGTCAGCGACCTCGATTCCACGGCTGCGCATTTCCTTCGAGAAGGTCTGTTTGCCAGCGCCGTAGTCCAAAGCGGATGAGCATCCATGCTGTCGATACAGTTCTTCTGCCAAAGCTGCCTGTTCCCAGCCTTTGTATCCAAAGCGAACATCGGGATTGAGGTGGAGGTCTTGATTGAGCTGGCGGTATTTGGGCGAGATAAGTTCTGGCGTCATATTCCAAGGCGGGTTTTCATACAGGCTATCAAAGGTTCTAACCTGACGAGCGGCGATTTCTTTTCGTTCCAGTTCGGCAACTTGCTTCACTCTCTCCAAGGTAGATTCTGGATTCTTGAAGAACCTTTCAAGCCTATCATTGGAGAAATGCTTTCGCAAGGCTTCCTCGCCGCCAAAAACGTAAAGGGCGACGGCTCTGGCTAGTCCGGGCTTCTCTCCCGAGTTGGTGTATGTCCTGTATTGAGCATGCGGCCTTACTCTCTCGGGCCACTCCCCGAAGTGATAGACTACACCATCCGGTATTGCCCAGTTTTCGTAACCAAGCATCCAAGTCTTCATGCCGAGATAGGAGAGAACACCCCATCCCAAGTTGTGCTCTGCGCAACATCCTAAGCCTCCAATGTCAGCCCAAACCGATTTGCGGATCATGTAGGGCATACCCTTCCACGGAACCATGGATGGCTTTTCGACGGGGGTTGCGCCAGCCCATTCCCCCAAGGGAGTTCTGGAAACACTGAGATGCGTCCTCTTGGTTGCGGAGGAGCGATGCGCCCATTGGATCGGTGCGTGGACAAAGCCAATCGGATCATCCTTGTGTTCCTTGTGGAACTTTAGCAGGGCTGGAATCGTATTGTGGCCTATCAGTGTGTGAGCGTCTGTGTAGAACAGGTATTCGCCCTTTCCCTCTTCGTGGGCCAGATGAATAGCCTTCGCGATGGATGGATTCTCAAGCCTGACAACCCGAACGATGCCCTCCTTGATTTGCCCAGCTAGGCAATCCATCGCCGCTAGATGGACATCCTCGTCGGAGTTTTCCACGACTACGATTTCTGCCGTGACGCCGGATTCTTTGATGGCCTCCACTGCGGACAAAACCGTCACGCAAAGCATGGACGTTTCGTTCCTTGAGGCTAGGACGATGCTCAATTCCATTTACGGAGGTGGTGTCGTTGGAGGGTCCGTGCTTGGAGGAACTGTCGTAGGCGGCAAAGTCGTCGGCGGAAGTGTAGTTGGCGGTAAAGTTGTAGGCGGAACCGTAGTCGGCGGCAAAGTTGTGGGTGGCAGCGTAGTCGGCGGCAAGGTCGTCGGAGGCAAAGTTGTCGGCGGAAGGGTCGTGGGAGCAACCGTGGTCGGCGGAACAGTTGTCGGAGGCAATGTCGTTGGCGCTCCCGTTGTTGGAGCCGCCGTGGTCGTCACTGGAGGCTCTGGCTCTCCGCCCACATACGTCACCACCCCGCCAACAATGGACAGATACGTCCCAACTCGAATCGGCACCACCTGCAACGATGGCGTTGCGTCAAACGAGTTATCAATCCTCACCACCGGCCTAGCCTGCTGCCGGATGGTAACTTGGTCAGACCCACGCTGGCGGTTCGCAATCAGGCCTCCGACTCCGTATTCCTTGGGAGCGGACTGATACGGGCTGGCATCAGGGCCATACGTGCCGTTTGCGGTCGTAATCATTGGATCGTCTCTTCAGGCTGCGGAGGCGGGAAGATTTCCACCTGCTCGCGTAGCCACATGCCGTTCACATACTGCTGCGTGTCGCGGAGGATGAAGCTCTCCCAGTCGATGAAATTGGTCGCCGGAATGATCGTCTTGTTCGGATTGCGCCCCGGAGGAGGGTTTTGAACGCCCACCCCAACGATGATTTCCGCTGTGTATTGCTGCTCGGGAAAGACAACCGTGGGATGCAGGCAGCGAACAAAGTCCATGGAAACGCCGATGTAGGAGCCATTCACATCCGTAGGCACCGGCTGCTCATGCGTCAAATCAGCCTCGCTCCACGGCGTCGGGGAAAGGAACTGTCGGACGATGATGGTCGAGTTGTAGTTGACCTCTGGAATGAACTTGTAGCGCGGCAGAATACGTGGCGTAGTGACGATACTAGCGCCGTTATTGATCGCCAGCGGGAAGGCATTCGTCTCGATGGCGTAGAGGTCGAGAAGGACCGCAGGCCAAGTGTAGTTCTGCGTGTCCGGGAAAACCTTGAAGGGCTTATTCTTGGTGCCTAAACCATCCTTGGAGTTCTCGGTCTTTGATTTGCCGAACAGGAAGGAAATGGAGCCAGCCCCAGCCTTGGAGCAGGAGACATAGATGTAGTCGCCCCATTTCTCATTGGCGCGCTCACCGTTGACAGCCCAAAGGAACTCCTTGTAGCGAGTCACTCCAGCCTGCAAAAGAGGCTTCTCGGGCGACAGGAACAGCTCCGGGTTGATCTTTTGGTCAGGCACCGACACCGAGAACATGAACTCGTTCGGGTCTGGCGTCGGGAGTAGCTGGAAATTCGAGGCCATTAGACGGTGTTCGGGGGATACGGAGCAATCACATCGCCGGTCTGCCATTCAGCGGCCAGAGAGGCGGGGGTGCCATTCTCAATAGTGAAAATCCAGTGCGTGCGGGCGAGGAAGGTCTGCCGGAGGGGCTGATGATTGATTTCGTCGGAGACTGAGGCTCTCAGGTCGGTGGTTCCCTCCACCGCAAGGCCTCCAGTTCCCGTGATAGCGTTTGCGCCGCCCCCTGCGAAAACACTCGGGATGACTGCGGCAGCGCCCACAAATGAGCCGGGAGCCGTTGCGGAGGGTGCCGTAGTTATGGGCCAGAGAGTCGTCGTATTCGTGAAAATATCCCGAAACTCGCTCGACCAGACCCGGATTTCATCCCGTTGGATGATCGCGTAGCCAGAGGTGATGTTTGAGCCGAGGTTGACCGCAGTGCCGCCGAGGGTTTCGGCCAGCTTGCAGGTAGCGCCGGAGCTGTCTCGGGCGAAATAGACCCGGTTCGTGGTGACGTTGGAGCCTCCTGTGAGCTGCGTGAAGGTGATTTGCAGGCCGTCTGACAGCGTTGCACCGGCAAAGGTGACTACATCCGTGGAATCGACCCCCGTGACGCCTGCGTAGGCCGTGGTTGATCCGGTAAGGGACACCGCAGAAACGTCGTCGTAGCGGAAGAATCTGCCGTTCTTTCGCGAAAGGAAAAGTGTGCTACTTGCCATAATTTCGGAGAATATCACTTGCGCGGGTGAGGGCAAGTTGTTAATGTTGGGTCGAATTCAAATAGGTTCACCCGTTGCAGGAGTGATCTGACCAACCGGGGAACCCGCTTAGGCCGACTGCTGCAACCAGTCGGCCTTTTGCGTTTCGGGCAACGCTATTGCGCCTGACAGAAGCTATTCAATCCCCATAAACCCCGAAAGGGAACAATGTAAGGTGAATGGCGGCGATAGCAAAACGCTTGATGTGGCGGACTCCTGTGAAAACGGAAAAGACGCCATTTAAAGACCCGGCTACCGCAGAGCGATGAATTGCCCGCTGCGGATACCATGTCCCAGTATGGTAAAAGGTTTGCGCGAGCGCCGAAGTGTTGTGGCTCCTCTGGATTGAGGAGGGATTGAGCCTCCAGCCCACGTTAGCACGGTAGGCAGTGTTCGGACTTCTCAGCTTCCAGTTGAAAGACTTAATGCTTTTCGCCCCGCAAGGGGCGAGCTGTGCCCGCGCCCTAACTCGCAATCCGTTGAAAGTTTCAAATGCAACCCCGCTACAAACAAGAAATCGAAGCCTCTGGCCTTAGCCAGAAGGAATGGTATGCGCAGATTTACCTCAAATCTGACCACTGGAAGGCGCTGAAGAAGGCCAAGGCAAAAGAGGTGGGTCGAAAGTGCGAGATTTGCGGCTCCAAGAAAAGGCTGGAGTTTCACCACGACAACTACCGGGACATTTACGATGTGACGACGGCTGATTTGAGGATTCTGTGCCATACCCACCATCATGAATTTCACTTTGGGACAAAGCCAGAAAAAGCCTCCAAAAAGAAGGGCAAAAAGACGCCGATTCCAGCCTTCAACATCGAGGGGCTTGATTTGCGATCACCGTCTTTGGCTGAATCTGTCAAGCCGCTCATCATGGGTTTGAAGAACTGCCAGAAAAACCCACGCCTAAATACCATCATCAGGAAAATGAGGTCATTGAAGCTACCCCAAGACGCCATCAACTCCATCATCATTTTGAAGAGTGGAGCTAAGGCTAGGAGGCTGAAATCAGCCATCAATGGCAGTGGAGGCGATAGAAAATGGACTCAGAAACAATTTGAGCAAATCTGGTCTAGTTTCTTGGCTTGGAGAATACCGTCTCTTGACCTTGTAGAGACTTTTGAATCACATTACGGAGAAAAACTTCGCTTACGCCACAAGAGATATTTGATAAACGAAATTGCCAAGGTCGGAGGATCAATTCCTATGAGGTAATGGCGCAAACCCTGCATCCCGTGTGACACCCCTTGACTCACCCTCCGAATAAGCGTAAGGTTGGAGATATGAACCCCGAACCCCAATGGCACGACTTCCCGTTCAAAAACGGCCTGTATGCGCTGCGTTGCGATGGCTACATGGCTGTTGCCAACATTCACGGCGAAGGACAGGTTTGGTATTACCGAAATGAAGGCCACGCTTACTCATACCCATTCGATTACAAGTCATTTGACGGCAAGTGCTACGGGCCTATCAAGCTTCCAAAACTGTAAGTATGACAAACAAACAATTCGCCGTCCTCGTTGACGACATTCGCTCCCAAGTTCGAGCGCAGGCAAATTCAATCGACTCCATCGCCGCGTTCGTATCAGCAGTTGCCTTTGAGGTGATCGAAAACAAGGCTCCAGACGTTTCTTGGGATGAGCTTTTCGACAAGACCATCATCGTTCTTCGTAGCACCCTTGAAGGCGTTAAGAATCACTATGAAAAGCATACGCCAAACGGATAAGGCCATGACCCCGGAACAAACCCTCACAAAACTCCTCGACCTCTGCGCCCAACATGGCTACGACGCCGTGGCGATTGGGATGAAGCATGAGGTGGTGCCTCACTCAATGGGATACACTTTTCCAGAAAGCGGAATCTTTGCCAAACCCCAAGGTCGAAGAAAGTGTGAAATTGATGGATGGCCTGCAATCTGGACGCTAACTGAAATGGTTGGCCTGAAATCCAGTTGCGGCAACACGCATCAGCGTTTCATCGAAAACCTCCCCTTCCACCCTCAAGTCTGGAAACTTAAAAAGGGCAAGTGGGCGAAGATTGCGGAGGAGGCCTAATGCCTGACCTCTGCCCTGCCTGCCACGCTTTCGGACGTTCCTTGTGGAACAATTCATGCCTATGCACAGGTGACGCCATGCAGCCAACGGCCTTCCATGAGTGGTCGGTAAAGAACCGCGTCCCATACAACATCCCGCAGCCTGAAATCGAACTGCCGAAAGTGGTTGTCAAAAAGCCGAAGCTGGTGTTTGGTCAGGCTATAACGAAAATATGACCTACGAAGAAGAAACCATCGAGGACGCCCTTGTTACCCTCTGCGAAACCGTGTTTGACCCGGATCGCGCAGCGCCGTTGATCCGCAAGAACATCGCCAACCGCATTGCCTGCGAATACACCGTGAAGTTCTACGGCACGGAGGCTGGGATTATCATGGAGACGAATCTAATCACCAAGGCAGAGCCTAAGAGGCTTGGAAAGAAGGTGGTGGTATGAGTGAGACGCAAGTTTTATCGAATGTCCTTGGCGGCGCTCAGGCGGCTGATTTAACCGCAATGAAGACCGCATCTATTATGAGCCGTCAAGGATATAGAATCACGGGCTTTGTGGTGTGTCACCCTGAAACGCATGAGCGGTGTATCGTGGAAATGTCCGCGTGCCGTTGGCTGACCAACGAAGAGATGTGGTGGCTCATGCACGTCAGCAAGTCACCTCTTAACCCTACCTCATCTCCTCCACCCACCGAACCATAATCGGCGTGATCGTGGCATTGTCGCCATCGTGCATGGAGCAGCCTTTAGGGCATTCGATGAACCAAGTGCCGTCGTAGCCAATCTTGGGCCTCTCCTTGTGTTGTCGGCAGGCTGGAGCGGTCTGGTTGAAGTCCTGCATTAGGCGCTCGATTTGGGTCATGCTTTGATTTCGGCTGGAAAGCCACACGCAACACGCAAATCCCCCATCCATTTTTCAGCAGCGGGTCCGGGGTCCACCTTGCGTAGGGGCGCAATATCCTCATGACCAATCACGTCGTCGAGATTGTAGCGTTCAACGAGTGCCTTAGCCAACTCAGTGCAAGCCTTTACCTGCGCCTCTGGATATGCTTCCCATTCCGTAATAGGCCCGCCGTTCTTGTGGCGAGCTTTCACCAGCGGCAGTTTAGTCCACCTAGAAGCCAGTTTGGCGTCGTCGCCAGCGTTGGCTAGTTCAATGCCAATCGAGCACGAATTAAGGCCGTCAAAACCCTTCCATTTCGATTTGCCAGCATGTCCGCAGACTACGTTGAACGGTCGGCACTGGATAATGGAGCCATCGCGGTCGATAACGATGTGGGCAGAAGCCCCTTTGGCCGCTGGCGTCTTCCAGAAATTGACGGAGGATTGAGCGGAGGCACCCTGAGTGTAATGTATCACCAAGAATCGCCGTATTGGCATCGGCGAACCTCCGGGTATGCGATCTTTTTTTACGCCTTCAATCCAGTGGTCTGAGAGAATTTTCATTTTGAACGGTAAAAGTTGGGGTCTCTATTTTTTGCCGCCTCCATATAAGCAGAATGAGCTTCTTCTGGCGAGGAAAAATATCCTAACAAAGTCTTTCCACCGGGTCCAATTCTAGCCATCCATTTCGTTCCCCTTTTGCTAACGCCCTTAAATCCGCTTTCGTTATCCTTGCGGATTTTTTCGTTCATCTTGTTTTGCCCTCGCGTCGCCAAACGAAGGTTGCTTGGACTATTGTTTAGCGCATCTCCGTCCTTGTGCTCAACCAACATTCCATTGGGAATTTCTCCGTGGAGCATTTGCCAAATTACCCGACTTGGTAAAAGCGCCTGTCCATTTATCTCCATTTTCCATGATAAATATCCATTTTGATCTTTGCTTTTGCAGCCAACAGCTCGACCCATTCTGGTTTTCCTAAAATGATTATACGAGCGAACGCTTTTGAAGCTCTCTAGGCAGCGGCCCTTCCACACAAGCCCACTTGGAGACAATGTGGAAATCTCTACATAATCTGAGTAATCCATACGTTTCGTATAGTTCACTTCTCCTGCAAGGTCAATATCTTTCCTTGTAAATAGCAATCAGCCCCCAAACGACTAACGCGACCGCCGTAAACAGCAGGCCAGCGATGACGGATGGTGTGAACTCGACGATCATTACGGCTCAACGTCCTCCTCAATCATTCGAGTGTTGTGCTTGTAAAGAAATGCGGCCATGTCGGTGCTGAGTTTGTCCACTACTTCCTCGGGCAACGCCCATTCCCATTCGTGGAGAAATTCATGAATTAAAATGCGGAGATGAGGCTTGCCGCGAAGCCGGTCGTCTATTTCAATCCTTCCATTACCGTGCGCAAGCCCGAGAGCGCGATGTCTCCCGAGCTTGCGACGTAGAACGGTTATGGAGCTTGATTTCACTTTTTGCGTAGCTGGGCAACCATTGAGGCGCTCGCCCCGTTGATGCGATGAGCGATGTAGCTGTTGCTTTTGCCCTTGTGGCGTTCAATAGCCGCCAAGATGCGTTCTTCTAGGGACTTGGGCTGACTTTTTGTGGCGACGCCTTCCTTGGCAGGAGAAATGCCATCGTCTGTCTTTTGTCGATAGCATCGAACGCGAATGGTCATGCGGCGTTTCATGTCCCAAACTGGAAACTCCTGAGTCTCGAAAGCTCCCGATGCCAGACCGCCTTTGAGCAGGTCGTGAACCCGCTCTGGAGAGCATTGAAGCTCGGCTGCGATCTTGTCTTTGGTGTCCCAACCTGCCGGGATGCTGAACTTCTGGACGTTGATTTTATCGACTGCTTTTTGCCAATTCATAGTGTGTTTTGCGTGGTTTATTGTCTGTTTTTGCGTGGCTTATCCAACAAAGATCGGGAAGGTGACTGTCCTTCCGTAGCGTTTGTCGAAAATGAATCCCGTTTGGGAAGGTGGTTCGTATGGGGCCTTAATGACAACGGAGTAAGCGTTGTATCCAATCAAACTCCCGTTGCAAATCCACTTCGGGTTCTGCTGACTCTGGTGCCAGTGACCAAAGATGTCGAGGTCTGCCGGGACACCCTTGTTCCAAGACGCAATAGCTTTCTCAACTGGGATGGTCAAACCACCAATGCCGCCTTGATACTGCAATCCGTCGCCGTGATGAATGCGCAGGGTCTTGCCATAGAGGTCGAGAAGCAGGTGGTAGCCATCGGAAACGTGCCATTCAGCCTTGCTGCCCATGTGCTTCGCCATCGTCTTGTAGAGCATCCATTCGTAGGAGTTGGCGGCACCTGTGGCATGTCGTGGTTTGCGAGTGTTGCGACCATGATTTCCATAGACGCAAGGAATTACTATTTCCCCAAAATGCTTCGACAAAAGCTCGACACCGCTGGCAATTTGATCTTGAAGCCACAGAACCGTTTGCGTAGGCGATAGAGCATTGTTCTCCATCAGTTCCTCATGAATGTAGCCCGTCATCAAATCGCCCCCTAAAACAAGCACAAGGCGGTCAATTTTGGCTCCGTGACGCTGAATCTGAGCCATGCGAACAATGGACTGCCAGAAACGGTTGATGCGCTGTTCAGCAATGTCCAGATTGAACTCGTTCAGGTTGTTGATGGTCTTGCCCTCAACGGTTTCCTCAACGTGCCAGTCAGAAGCAACGGCTACAAAGGTGGCCTCTGCGTCCGCATCTGGAGAAACCTTAATCTTGGATGGCTTAGGCTTTTCTGAGCAGATGCCCAGCGCCGTATTGAGCTGCTGGTCTTTTTCCGAGATGATGTCGAGGAGGTTTTTACGCTCGGATTCAAAGTCGGCCACGGTCTTTTTGTGGCGAATTTCCTGTGTTTCGTGAACGGCTGCGGACCAATTTTTCATATTTACTTTGGGTTAAGTGCTTCTTGAACGCGCTTCATGTAAATATCCGCCGAATACCACCTCTCGTCAACCTGAGAGGTATAAATACCATCCTTGGTCTGGATGGTCGTCCCAGCCTTAAGCTCCAGTGTGTCTGGAGAGTAAACTTGCATTGAGCTGGCGACGGTAGGCGAGGTTTGAACGCAGCCTGTCAGCAATAGTGCGGTCAGCAGGAGTGCCTTTGTTTTCATGGTCGATGATCTTTTCGGTTAGGGACTCACACTCTTTCGTCACCTGCCATTGGAGCCACAAAGGAAAAGCCTTCGCGAGTGACGCAAAGGCTTCGAGAGCGGCGGTGATGGCGGCTAGAATGCTCATTTCACAGCATACTTGCGGGCTACGAACGACAGGCCGGTTTCAAGGAGCCAGCTTGCTCCAGAGATGAGGCCAGCAGCGATAGTGGACGTGAGTTCCGCATCCACGCCTTTAGCGGCGAGGTAAGCGGACAAAGCGCCAGCCGCATAGGTGACGCCCTTCAAGGCCTGACGAATGATCCAGCCGGAGTTGGTAGTGGCGAGTTTGATGGCAAGTTCTTTCATGGGTTAATGCTTACGTTTATTGTTTGGTTCTGTCAAATCCTCGTTTTTGGACGACTTGGCCTTCAGGGCGTCAAGAGACAGGTTTTGATAGTCTCGCAGGGACTTGTTTTGATCCTCTTGAAGCTGCTCAATCTTGGTCCCTACGTCGTCAATCATCTTTGTAAGGCTGTCCAAACAATCAGCAAACCTGTTCATTGTTGAGAGTCCCTTGCCCCACACCGCCCGCAGAATCAGGGCGATGAAAGCAGCTAGAGCGACGATGAAGAGGATTAACACGACATGGAGTGGCTGAAGGGCAAGCTCCTCGGGGGAGATTACAGCCATTCTAGTGTAACACCCATACGCTGTCGTAGCAACTATTCCTAACCCAGAAATAGCAGCTCCGGCGATGTGATACGCCAATGCAACCGGGAGGTCCAAGCTGGAATCGAAAAAGGTCTTCACTGGGTCTGAGAAGTGTTAGTTTCTGTTTTGGAAGCTATGAACTCCGCGAGCTTCTGGAAGTGGTTTTGAAGCGCCCATGCGTCTCGAACAGTCATTTCAGCTTTGAGGTTGGCGACGAAACCAACGACGGCATCGAGGGTTTGCTGGGCTTCAGGTTGGGTAATCGGTGTCATGGAGTTTGGATGGCCTGTTCGACCTGCGCAATTATCGCCATGCGCTGCTCAAATGGCAAGTCCTTGGCTGCGCTTACGAGGCGTAAAGCTGCGGCGTTGAAGTCGGCATCGGTGTAGGAGGCGATTTCGGCATTCAATGAGCGCAGGAGATAGGCTTCGACGGTCAAGGGGTCAGGTTGCACCTCGTCTGCCCGCTTTTGAAGCGAGGCGGTCTGCTCCGCGTTGAGTTCAAGGGTGAGGGTGATAGTCATGGCTTATGCTGCTCCAAGGGTTGTTACTGTGCCGGACGAGCCTCGATACTTTAAAGCGCCCGCCTCGACGTAAAGGATGCCTCCGCCAGTTGGGTTCGTTGTAGGAACGGTCGTTGCGTTTCCAAGGAAAAGGACGCCGCTGCCACTGCCGTAGCTGCCAGCGTTGGCAAGGAGGGTGGTATTGTAGGTCGTAGCCTCAAAAACAGCCCTTGCGGTGCCGTCCGTAACAAGCTGCATGACGCGAGCCGTGCCTCCGCCGCTGCCTTTTTCGGTTCCGATGGAGAGGATGTTCGAGGCCCAACTTATCGTGGCTCGTTCATGATTTGTCGAGCTAGTGAAGGTGTTATAAACGCGAAGGGCTTGCGCGTTAGTGCCACGACGATGCGCCCATGCGTCAGCGGCGTCGCGAGCGGAAGCGCAGTCTGGGGCCGTGGTGTTGACGGCATTGGAGAAGCCAAAGGACCATGAACTGATGACACTGACGGCTTGAGCGGGAGTGTTTCCGCCGACCACCGAAGCGCCATTTGCCAGTAGTGCAGTAAAAGTGCTGCCATCGCTTCGCACACCATACGATGAACCGGACGAGGTAAAATAGATGTTCTGTGAATCTACGTTGAGCGTCCCGGTAATTACCGCCCCACTGGTTGTAGTGCGCAGCCTTTGTGTCCCGTTATTGGTGATCGCGAACTCATTAAGCGCGCTTCGGTAAATACCTGTGGCCGCGTCTCCGAGAGTGATGGATGGCGCTCCGACGGCCCCGGCTGTGAGGGTCTGCACTCCCGTAAACGTATTCGCCCCCAAAATAGCCAGCGTCCCACTCGCTGCCATGTTGTTCGCAAGGCTGGTGGCTACGTTGGTTCCAAGTCCGGTTATGCTGCCGACAGCCGGTGCTACCGTATTGGTGCTTACAGCGGTGATGAGTCCCTTGGCATTGACTGTGATGGCCGGGATGGCGGTAGAGCTACCGAACGACCCGGTGTTGCTGTTGACGGTCGCCAGTGTCAGCGCGCCTGTGTTAGCGAGCGTGGCGTCTCCTGAAACGGACTTGTTCTCGAAGACGGTCCCTGCGCTGTTGGCGACGAGAATCTGGCCCGTCGAGAGACTGGTGATCGTCACGCCCTCGTCATCCTTGATGTTGGAGCCGAGTGTGCGGTTGATGAAGACCGTGCCGTTGGAAGCGTGGGCATGGACGACCGCGAGAACCTGTACGTGTGGATTCGGCGCTGCGGGCTGCGTTTTAGTCAATGACCCGGTTGTCGTCCCAGCGTAGATGATCTCGCCATCTGCCCAAGTCTCGCCATAGTTGCCGCCGTTGGTCTGGATGCCACGCAGTTTGCCGAAAGCGATGACGAATCCTTCACTGCCGTTGGCTAGGCTTTCGGCAGTAAGACCCATGAAGTAGGTGCTCGGGCCGGTGCCATTCCACGGTTGGATGAGCAGCCTGCCGCTGTTGCCTGTAGTCCCGTTATACATGACGGGCACACCTTTAGCAATGGTGCTGCCGGTGCTATTTCTGACGTGATACAGGACGTGCTGGCCCGTGTGCATCGCGAAGCCGTTGAGCTGGATGTCGAGCGTTTCGTCGTTGGAACTCCACATCATCTGGCCTGCCGTGGTAAGCGAGCCTGTGGGTGTGGTGTTCATCGCAATGCTGTTGACGCTGGCGAGGTCGCCTGTGTCAGACTGCGTGATCTGGCCGTTTTGGACGAGTTTGCCCGTGGTGCCATCGAACCGGACTAGCGCATTGTCGGCGGCGGAGGCAGGACCAACTACGTCTCCGCTTCCAGTTGCGGCAATGGTGGTGCCCGTAATCGACAATCCGCTTCCAACAGTCAGAGATGTTAGCTTGTTTTGAGACTCATCCCAAAACACCAGTTTATCGGAACCTTGATCGTCTGCCGAGATGGATTGTCCGGTGATTGTCAGGATGTCTGTAACCGTTGAGTCCAGTGTCACATCCCCGCTATTTGTGCCAGAAAGGGTGCCAGAAGCGCCATCAGCAATAGTAATACCGCTGTCTTGGATAATCTTGCCCGTGGTGCCGTCAAAGCGGACGATAGCGTTATCAGTTGAGCTGGCTGGTCCTACCACATCTCCAGAGCCGCCCGATCCTCCTCCGTAGTTAATCTCCACCGTCACGTCTCCTTCTTGGGTGACGCTAACTGTCGGCTTGTTTACCGGAGTTGTGACGTTGACGGACGTGCTCATGAAGGGAGAGAATACTGCTGAAGGACTTGCATGGAGCCTTGGAGGTAGGTTTGAATCACATCATCGCTATCCGTAACTCGGAATTGCCAGACGTAGGTGCCAGCATTGAGGCCAAGGTTCTGTTGTGGAATGGAGAAAATCCAGTTCACGTCATCAGTGATGGTAATGTCGCCATCGGCAGAACTGAGTTGCTTGACCGTTTGAATGTCGGACGCCTGCTTCTTGATGGCAAAGATAGCCAATTCAGCCGTGCTACCCGTATCTGGAGGCGTGATCGTGATGCTAGGAATCCCTCCCCAAGTGTCTCCTTGGACAAAAGCCAGATTGGCGTCGAGTTGAGTGGAATCTCCGGGGATCATGTTTTGATGATGAAGTTATGCTGGCCAATCGGCATTTCCGCCTTTGTTGTTGGTTATCGTTATAGCTCCTGCTGTATAAGAACACCGGCCCAGAGTCACGTCTCCGCCCGGAATAATTGATTGAACCCGCAAGTCGCAGTTGTCCGCAGTCAGCGTGCCGGGATTCCCATTGCTTCCGCCACCTGCTCCGGTGGCCTCATTGATGGAAACTCCATCGCCCCAAGTTTTCACGCCATTAAGCAGGGTGAGCGCGCCGCCGGTTCCGCCATTCACGACACTGCCATTAGAAACGTTACCACTGCCGCCCTGTAAATCAGCGGTCAGAAGACCAGCTCCGCTCACACTCCAACTGCCGCCGTTGCCTGCGGTGTAAGTGTTCCCATCGTCAGCATTAACATCCTGCCCGGATGCTTGCAAGTAAAGCCAAAGACCCTCAATGGCCACGGCTCCAGAGTAGCCATCGACGCCGTTGGCGTTTGTTGCCTCTGCTTGGTAGGCCACCACATTCACTCGAACAGACGGTTCGATGGTCAATCCTGCGACACTGTAGCCAACCAACGAAGCACAAAGCGAGTTCCATGCGGCCACCAAGGTCAAGGTGTAGGGGTTCGCATTGGGCATCAAGACGATGCCAAAATCCACCGCATTGGCGACACCGGCAGCATACGCAGCCTCAAGCGTTTCATACGGTTTGTCCATGCGTCCAATCACTGCCGTAGCGTTATCTCCATTCGTCGCATCCACCCAGATGAGGCGAGGCGTGAGGATGGATGAAATTCCACTTCCACCTCCGCCACCGCTACTACCGCCCAAGGCCTGATAGATGCCGTAGAGGATGGTCTGGACGCTTACTGGTGGCGGAACTTCGAGAGTTTGAGGAATACCGGGCATGATGGTTTAAGATTGGAGTTGTCCTTGGGCTGCATTGTAAA